TTTCTTAACCAATTTACATAGGCAATTTCATAGTTTTTTGTTAATAGATAAACATCGATAATATTACTTACACTAGGATCAATTCTTCTGTCTACTCCTGCATTATGGATGTATTGAAACTTTACTGAGTTTCTTCCAATGTTTGCTCTATAAGAACTATCAAGTTCAAAAGTTTTACTGCCAGTGCTGGTTTGAATAACTCGTTTGACTACTTCTTCAGACTGATCATAAAAATATATTAGTTGTCCAACATCATAGGCATTAATATTTCCTATCTCATTAGCTGTTTTGTCCTTAACTAAAATATTTCCATCGTCGCTACTTTCTATGTATTTGTAAATTTCTGCACCATATTCGTCGATGGTTCTTTGAAAAAATAGATATTTTAAATCTTTATCCTCGCCAGCAACTATTTCAAATGCATCTGGATTATCAATGATCCCGTCATCATCAGAATCAAAAAATCCCAATTTTATAGAACTAGTACTTTGATATCCATCATTAAATCTTACGCTGTCTCTGATTTCAAAAGATATATCCTGTTTTAAAGGTGTAATTTTCGTATAATTAGAATTAATTCCAAGTATTTTAATTTGATCTTTAATTACTGCTGCATTTTTTGAATCATAAATTTTTTCTTGATTATCAAAATAAAATCTATTTTGTTCTAAACTTTCAAAAATATAATCAAGCTCTCTAATATGAATTGAATACTGAACTCCTGTATAAACAAACGCAACTATCCAAGATCCATCAAGATTGGTCCCAGAAGTATCACCACTTTGTGCAGAACTAAAAAATGTACTGTTAATATTAAGATTTGAAGAAGTAATGATTCTCCATTTTCTATCTTCAATACTATATCTTAAACCAAAATTTTGAAGATTAAACATTAGATTGGTTATTTCGGTTTCCAGTGCTGCATCAAAATCTGTAATAAACTTTGGTACAATTCTTGATATTACAGCATCAGTAGGAACAACTTCACTAAAAGTAATTGGTCCTAACCCGTTCGCTAGTACACCTCGATCGGCATTTGTTCCGTCGCCTACTGTATTAACTACTTTAACCCATAGTCTGTCTGTTTGAAACGGATCATTAACATTTGCTGTAACTAAGACTCCATTTTTAAATGCTTTACCGATTGGAGCTACAAATTTTACCAAAGAACCTGCTTCAAAAAATCTCATGTTAGTGGAAGTATAATTTCCCACTTTAATTTTTGTTTGATCGTTGACATTACGAAAATATCCGGTAGATAAGTCTCTATCTTTGGTTACTTGTAGCCAGTGTATATTATTATCTGTAAACACCACTCTATCAAATCTTGTTAGATAAAAATTATAAACACTTGTTGAAGAAATTTCTTTTTCGATTGTGTTTCTTAAAAAATTAACAATCTGCGGACGATTAGAAAATTTAAAAGATAATGCTTTTTCTATTTCGTTTTTATAAATTAAACCATCATCTGCAAAAACATTTACAGTAGAATATTTTCCAGTAGCATCAATAATATCAAAATTACGACTAATACCGCTAGTAGTTCTGTTAACTGCTTTGACTTTTAAAATTTCTTGGGAAGCATCTAATGGAGCTAGATTATAATCTTCCGCAGTAATCATTCGATTTTGTGTATAATAAACTGCAGGTGCTTTTGATCTAATACTTTCGATATCTTCCGATGAGGAAGAATTTGATACCGTATATTTTAATCCTAATGATAGAGACAATGTATTAGAAACACCCCTCTTATTAACATAAGGGATTTCAATACTAATTCCTCTCATTTCGCTTGGGCTTATAGAATAATTTAAACCGTTAGAAACTCTGTAATAAACTCTAAAACTTCCCTGCGGCAAATTTCCGTAAATACCATCACTAAACTGCAAATCAATTTTATCATCTGCCTTAGTTATTACACTATAGATATTTCTAATATTTTTACTAACACTATTATAAAGAATATTGTTTCCAGATAAATTTGACACCTGAGTCCATTGTTCTCCTTGTGTGCCGTTTGCACCTAAAGAAAACAACCAAACATCGTCATTATTAATGTTTGCATTTTCTACAGACACTTTTTCATTTGTAGTTGGTTGAGGAATTGCAAAATCTGCTAACTCCATACTGCCTTGTTTAAACAACAGATAAAATCCTGTATTAGAGCTTGATGCTCCTTTACCGTCTGTTTTAAAAATAAATCCTAGTTGGGATCCGGGTGTCGGCGCTTCTTCTTTAATGATATTTTTTTCTGAATCAATTAGTGTACTTACTAATTCAAAAACTGTAGTTCTTGCAGCGGCTGTTTTAGTAAAAGAAAAAATTGGAACATCTAAAGAAAATGTATTGAACACATATTGCTGAGTCTTAATTCCATCAATAGTTGCTTCGCCTTGGCTTTTTCCAAATTCAGTGTTTGGAGTCATTGCAGAATTTAATATTAAAATAAATTGCTCATACCAATTAGAGTTTGTAGGATCGTTCCATACAATAGTTTGTTGTGCTAGATTCTTTCCATTACTGTCTATTATGGGTTCTGTTGTGGTTATAGTATCAAACTTTAATAACCCTGAGGCTGCTATATTTCTTTTGGCATTATAAGAAAGCATTTTTGCTAATCTTAATACACTCTCTTTTCTATCTGCAAGATCAATGAAATTTTCTCTAGATGCAAGATCAATACGGAATGCTAGACTTTGACCTAAAAATGCAATAACATCAATAAGTGCAAGATATTCACTGCTTTCAATATAATCATTAAAGTCTTCTGGATAGTTTTCACGCAGATAGGTGATCATTACTCTGCGAAGATTTTCAAAGTCGTAGGATTTGAAATCAGCATTCTTAAATGTCTGATAAATTTTTGTCCAATCTTCAGCTAAAATTAAATTATTTTGTCTTGCAGTTGTAGTCATTTTACTGTCCCTATCACATATTTACCCAATAAAATTAAGTGCTATTATTATCTAATAATATTATTTTCTTTATCAAAATTAAAAGTCATGCGTTCGTTAACATTAAAAGGCATATAAACACAGTCTACTTCTATTCTCATTCCTTGATCTGTAGTGTCTATAGTAACTTTAGTAATTGTAATCCTTGGATCATAATTTACAATGTCTTCAACGTCTTTAGTTATTAATCTTTTATTTTCTTCAGTCATTGGTTCAAAAATCATATCCCATATAATTGTACCAAAATCAGGTTTTTCTAGTTTTTCACCTTTTCTAATATGAAAGTGATTTATTAAATCTTGCTTGACAAGATCTATATCGTATAATTTAAATTTCTTTTTAGTTTGCTGACTACTAAATCCTTTATAGGTAAAGAAACTAGAATTGTTATCTCCGGTCGAAGCTTTGTTAATTGCAACGGTTTTTTGGTTATATAATTTGCTAGCCATAGTTAATCAAAGTCCCTATCGGTGTTTTCTTTGGTCCAAATTGTTGGAGCAAAATTTTCGTGTCCTAGCCAAGGTTCGTGCATGGGAACTCTACGCATAATGCTTGACAACGTTTTCGTATCTTGATATTTCTTTTCCCATCCAAGATTAGTATCGTTGATAAAATTCTCTCGTTTATTCAACGGTTGGGCTACTGTAGCTTCTGTAGCTTCTTTGGCTTTTGGACCATTCATATCGATTCGTGCCGCTTGTTCTGTATAATTTTTACCAGACTTTACGTCAGTATTTCCTACGGTAGTAATCTTTGTATCTTTACCAACTTTTAAATCGTAACCGCCTTGAACAGTAATTTTTTTGTCTTGAAGAACAACTTCATCACTATTACCATTTACTAATATTGTTCCATTTTTTCCAACTAATAAATTATAATTTCCTGCAGCTTCAAGATGAATTCTTCCAGACTCACGCTTAGCCTCATCTCTAACAACACCATCACTGCCTGTTGTTGGAGTTCCATATAAATTTTTAGCACTTTTATATTGACCTGTAGCGGCCATATTAATATTTCTACCTGCTTCTAAATTAATGTCTCTATCGGCACGGATGTTTAAATCGTTATGTGTATGGATGCTTATACTGTCATCTGCAAAAATATCAATTTTTCCATTGCTGGTTAATTCTATCCAGGTTGTGCCTTTGGCATTGCCAATATAAATTAAATCTTCGCTGTTGTGAAATAATAACTGATGACCTGTTCTAGTTCGTATTCTAAAGTACTCGCTGTAAGGAATATTATCTTGACCCTTTTCACCGTTTAGAGTATCGGCATATTCTACTCCACCCTTGTCTGCCGAAGTTTTTCTAACATATTGATCATCTCCGTCGTCCATTACCAGCTGTGTACCACCTAATCTACTTACCGGAATTGGTTTAGGAGAATCGCCTATCTTTACTTTTTTACCTTTTTGATCTAAGGGACCAGGAGTTGAAATTCCAAATACCATATTTGGAAGATTGCGCCTAGCAGTTGATGGTGACGTTCCTCGACAATCATCTTCTAATAATCCCTGTTGTAAAAATCTATCCGCAATTGGATGGACTGGTTTGGGAATTTTTTCAACCTTAGTGGAATTTTTTAAATCATTTGCAATTCTATTAATTTCTGCTACAGGTAGCGGCATTTCTGTAGAATATCTTTTTTTATCTGCCGCATTAATATCTAATTCTAAACTACCGCCAATAGCTGGTATCATATGATTGGCAAATTTATCTGGTACACATGCCACCCAAAATCCATCATCTGGCTCGCCGTTGGCAAACATACATAGAACTGTTACGCCTACATCAGGAGGAACAAACCACATTCCGTAACTTTTTTGTGTATCATCAAATCCAGTTTGTGCATTTGTTTTAGCAGCAGTGTTTTGACCTTGAAAATTAAAATCGGTTGATCCATAAAATGGTGTTGCACATTTGACAGAATATTGCTGTTTAACGTCAAATTTATCATTACCCTGCTCTCTTAATAGACAAACACGCAATGTCCCCATATATGAAGGATCAACATGGCCTACTACAATAGCCTTGTATATTCCTGTTCCCATATTTCTACGAGAAGTATTTTCAGACGATTCCCATATATCCTGACTCATGCTTCGTCTCCATCTGTATTTGCAAAACCGGCATCTGATCGAAGATCTGGGTCTGGCTCTACTGTTACTCCATCAAATGTAACTACACCCGATTCTTGAACTTGTAGAGCCGACGAAAGATCTATTTTTGGTTGTGTTTCTATATTGTAATCTGTTGCTTGACCTGGCATTCTATTCATCTTTAATAATTGAGTAAATTTTCCGTCGTTAAATTTGCTTTCGCAACTTAAAATTTTGTATATTCCGCTAAACCCACTAATTTTTCCTTCATTAGGAAAACCGTACAATCCCTTTCCTTCTAACACATCCGACGGAGTTCTAAAAGTAACATAGATATAAACATCACTACCTTCATAAGTAGGAGTTCCGTCTATGGTTACGGCATCATCAAATTTTGGAGCTATATAATTACCTATTCCGCTATCAATCAACCAAAAAGTATCTCCTAGCAGTTCAATATTACAGACAATCATATCTCCACTGTTTAAGAAACTGCGTTGAAACGCTTCAGCAACTTTTTTCTCCGGACTCGAGTCACTACTACCTCCGGAATATTGCTTCCATAATAATGCAGGGTCATTTTTAATTGGAGCAACTCCAGATTTAGCTGTGATTGTTTCTACCCCAGCTTTTGGTTGTGTTACATATTTTGTAACTACTTTAGCAGCCGACGATTGCGATCCTCGATTCTCAACTGCACCTGTCTTATCCGGTGGGGAGGGATTAGCACCTGAAAAGAACGCAGTATTAAACTGCATATCAAATTTTATTATATTACTATTCTGACCAGTGTATATATAATCATATCTTTTGGCAATTTTCTTTTCTAATCCCGGATATCCGCCAACAGCAGAAGTTGGATTCATAAAGAAAGAATAATGTACCCGATAAGGTACAATTCTATAAATTATTTTTTTAGCAAAATCTTTTGCCACAGTATCAAAATCAAGTAATTGAATTTGTACATCAATTTTAAACCAAGCAATCGTTCCGTCGGCTTCAGAGATTTTTTTAAACGTTTCTTGACCAAATTTACTACTAATAATGATTTGTGTTATAATATGAGTGATTGTTTGACCTTGCGTAAATTTAAATT